TGCGATAGCCAGTTACCCACGTATAAAAGTAGAAATATCAAGTACCAAGAATCACGGAACAAGGGCCAGAAGTAACCTTAACTAGGAGACTTTGTGAGTGATTTAAACAAAACTGATGAAATTATGTCAATTTTGAGTAAAAATTTGACGAAAAAAGATTTTAAAAAAGTAATGGACTTCATATACGCCACTTCTTTAGGTATTGAATTTAATTATTCTAACATACTATATAAAAAATTATTAGATCAATATTACAAAACAACTGATAAAAAAGAAAATGTAGTAAAATTAAATCTTGTGAAGGGTGGCAAGAATGGATAAAAAACGATACGATAAAAAAATGGAAAAGAAAATTGACTGGAAAGAGCTAATTGGTGGCGACAATGACACAATTATAGACCCCTCAACTATGGATGCTATTGATCGTATGCATTTTATCGATGGTATTCTTAATGAATATCTTTCATTTTCTAAATCTTCAGATCCGCAGTTAGCAGAATTCACAGAAAAATACTACACAGTTCTTACAGAGTTAATACAGGTTTACGGACACTAATGAATCCATCACCACAATTAATGAGAGTCATGGGTCTTCGTTTCGCAAGAAGTATTTTATCTCAAGATAAATTAGAGGCTGAAGAAAAATTATGGCGTTCCGTTGTCGTAAACGCCATAGAAGATTGTATGATAGATCATAGTGATAGGAAGCCTTCTTTGATTAAAATAGAAGCACATAATTGGATTGTGTCTAGAACAAAAGATTTTGATCAAGTTTGTGCATGGGGTAGACTAGACGCTGATGATATTGAAGAATGTTATGTAAAAGCATTACAAAATTGTAATATGCGTTTTACACATAGACAAATAAAATGGTTTACTTATGACAAAATTTACAAGAAAATGTTAATATCTCCTCAACCAATAAAAAAAAGACTAAGAAAAAATTTAAATAATTTTAGAGAAGAAGTTCACAACACTCCAACTACTTACGTGAGTACAATTTTTGTTTCAGCATTTGTGTAGTATTCATCTTTTTGCAATTTCTCATATGAGTTAATATCATAGCAGCTGATAAAAATAGCATAGGGTAATGATTTCCTAGTACAGACCAAGCAACCCAAAATATTTGAGAGAAAAAACCAAAAAGCGGTGCGTACCAAGATTGATTACCATAAATGTAAATTGATATAACAGCAGTTACAGCACAAAACACTTCTAAATAAAACATTGTTTATGATACCTCAAGCTAGCGGAAAGGCAAATAGGTGTTAACAATTTGGCTAACTTGAGGTGTGTGACAAGTTTATTGTATAATTCATACTGCAAAAAATGTCAACAAGTATTATTTTTTATTTTCCCAGTTTTCCATAATGTCATTCCTTACAAACTTTTTTTTAAAAAAGTTCAAAACATAGACAAAAAACTAGGAAACTAGGAAAAATAGCAGAAAACAAGGAAATATTAGAAAAAAAACTAGGAAAAAACTAGGAATTTTTCCCAAAAAGTAGGAAAAATATCAATAATTATTACTAATTTTAGTATTTTATTCCTAAAAAGTAAGAATCCTTATGGACAAAAAATAGAAACTTTTTTTAAAAAAAACTTTGTATATAATGACATTATGGTAAAAATAGATATGCCACAAAGAAAAAGAGAAGTAAGAACTATTGAAGACTTAACTGATAAACAGAGAAAGTTTATTGATATACTTGTTGATAATTGGGGTTCAATATCCAAAACAGATGCTTATTTAAAAGCTGGCTATGAAACAAAGGGTAACAAAGTAGATAAAGGAAGTGTTGCAGCTATTGCCAGTAAACTTACAAATCCTAAAATAAATCCACATATTTGTAGATATCTTGAAATTAGATTACAACAAGAACAAGAAAAATATGAAAAAGATAAACTTAGAAGATATAAAATATTTGAAAGATTAAGAAATGGGGCTGAAATGAAAGGTCAATATACTGGAGCAATAAATGCTGAATTTAGAGCAGGACAATTAGCAGGACAATTTGTTGATAAAAAAGAAATAGCACACACCACATTAGAAGGCATGAGTAGAGATAAATTAGAAGAACGTTTGAAAGAGTTAGAAAATAAAATTAAAGACGCTGATAACATTATAGATGTGACACCAGAAAAATGAATTGTTGGCATTGTGATACAAAATTAATATGGCAAAATGACTATGACATTGAGGATGAAAGTGATGATTATTGTATGGAAACTAATTTAATTTGTCCTAAATGTGGTTCTTTTGTTTCGGTATATCTGCCTAAACAAGAAAACAAAGATAATTACCCATATATATTACCAATTTGGTAGTATGAAAGAGTCACAAATTTGGAGACTTATTAACACGATTCAAAAGCCTCATCGAGATTGGCATCTTGTTAGAATAGAATCTAGTACAATCAACGGAATCCCTGATGTTAATGCTTGTATTGCAGGAAGTGAATTTTGGTTTGAGTTGAAGTCAAATGATGACAAGAATTATGGAATATCAAAATACCAAATCAACTGGATAATCAAAAGACAACGAGCTGGTGGTAAAGCATTTATCTTGCATAACTCCCCCTTGAAGAGAGAGTTCAAAATTCTCGAGATCCGTGAGCCTGGACTCCCGTTTCCCGTTTCCCGTTTCCCGTACACTAAACCCGCTACCATTTTACCAGTAGTTCTACAGGAGCTGGCCCTGCGCGCTGCAGCGTAAATCTGGTTTCCCGTTTCCCGTATAAGTCACGGATTTTGCGGGTTTCAATAATCCTGCCAGCAGCAACCAGGCGCGCGCTGCGTGATTCTGGACTCCCGTTTCCCGTATGAAAGTTGCGGTTTTCTGGGACTTTTTCATTCCATCTGGACAGCGGAGCGCGCAGCGGGGAAAGTTCCGTTCCCTGTAAAGTTCCCAAACTTCCCAGTTTTCTGCAGTTTTCTTCACGCTGTAAAAAACAGGTTGACAGCGTCTGATTCCTGTTATATATATAAGCTGTTAACAATTTGTATATTAACCTTAATATAGGAGAGACATTATGTCCGAAAATTTATGCAGCTGCTGCAAGCAGCCAATAGAAAAAAATGCCAAAGATCAATTCTGGACCTTGGGACAAGAGGGCTGGCCATTGTTTAATGGCAAAATATGTGATGTGTGTCATGAAGAATGGCAGGCAGATATAATAAAAGCTAGGATGGTACAAGCATGACTGATAATACTTATAATGGCTGGACCAATTACGAGACGTGGCGCGTGAAGCTTGAGATGATTGACAACTTTGCTAGTGTCGAGCACTTAGCGCCAGATTTTGATCGTGACGCATTAAAAGCGTATTGCACTGAATTACTGGATGAAGAGTTTAAAACATTGGAACACGTGCCTGTCCAGCGTTTCGGTCGTGATTATGCGTATGCGTTCCTCGATGCCGTCAACTGGGCAGAGATAGAACGTGCTTTGATTCGTGATTACGAGGAGGACCAGCAGACCGCATGATGGCGTTCATACTCACTATAATAATAATGGCAATATTTTTTCCACGGCTGAGTGCTTTCTTAGCCGTGGCTCTTGCTTGTGTGTTTTTTTCTTCATTCAATTAGGAGCACGGCGCAGCGGGGAACTTTTCTGAAGAAAGAAAGATGTCTTCGGTGAAAATTTTTTTCTTGACTGCAATTTTATTCTTTATATAATAGAGGTGTTAACAATTTGTATATTAACCTTTATATAGGAGAAAAAAATGGGTTTCGATTTATACGGACTTAATCCAAAACTAAAAGGAGTTCAACCTAGTATTGATTGGGCTACTGCTACTGATGAAGACAAAGATAGATATGTGAAAGCAAAAAATATCTTTGAAGAAGAAAATCCTGGACATTACTTTCGTAATAATGTGTGGTGGTGGAGACCATTAGCATATTTAATAGAAGATAAATGTAAAGATTTTTTAACTGACGAGCAAAGAAAAAGTTTACATTATAATGACGGCAAAGAATATTCTGATAAGGTTGCAGTTAAAATTGCAGACAGATTGCAGGAAGTCTTGGATAGTGGAGAGTTGCTCAAGTTAAAAAAAGAACACGATGCAGAAATGCAGAAAGCTAAAAAGCATAATGATGTTTTAGAAAGTAAAATGAAAGCAATAGTTGATGCTCACGACGGAGTTGCTCCAAAAGATTTGCCAAAAGAAGAATTTACAAATTGGCAAGAACTTCAAAAACAAAAAAATTGGGCTGATGCTTACCCATTCGATATTGACAACGTCAAAGAGTTTATTTTGTTTGCACGTTGTAGTGGAGGGTTTTCTATATGTTAAAAGAACCAAAGGAAAATATAGCATTAACTTGTTCTGATTGTGGTTTAGAGCAATATTTTAAAATTAAAGAAATGGAGAAACAACTCAAAGAATTTGTTTACTGTATGTTTGAGGTTGACCACGAACACAAACACATTAATACTGAAAGAATGTGGGTTAAGATTGAGTTTGGCGACCAAAAAAATGGAACGGGTTATTTGAGTAATCAACCTCAATTTATTTCTAATTTAAAAGAGGGTGATAGGTGTTCTTTCTATACAACAAAGGAAGGGATAACTAGAGCCGAGTTACAACAATGATGAATTCCTTCCTTGAACTGCTAGGTGTATTCCTAGCAGTTCTCATTTTCTTTTTACTAATCAGATAAATATATTTCCCGTATCCCGTTTGCCGTCCCGTTTGCCGTTTGCTGGTTTTCATTAACCAGCAGCGGTGCGCGCGCCTGGCGAAAACTTCTACCAGTAAAAAAATATCATAAAAAATAAAATTAAAAAAAATAAAAAAAGTGTTTGGTGATACTATAAAAGTATGGTTTAATATATATGTGTTAACAATTAAACAAGAAAGGTAGTAATTATGACACAATTAAAACTAAAAACTACTTACTTAACTAAGTTCAAGGAAGAGTTTATTGTTAAGTATGGTGAACTAAAACAAGAAGTTTTAGATAAACAAAAAGTACTAAGTAATATGAAGTCTATGGTTTTAGAAGTATTTGATGATTTAAATACTTCTATGATTGAGATTACCAAATTACCTAAATATAAAGGCACTACAATTTCTAAAATTACTAGAGAAAGTAGTTATGCAGTTAAGGGTGATGGTACTAAACTTCTTGATGCAAACAAACAACCTATTTTAATTTCTGGTAGAATAGACACTAAGAAGTTAAAAGAAAAGTATCCTAATGTTTATGCAGATTGTTTAAAAGCAGTTAAATCTGTTGAAATAAAGTATGACATTAAGAAAGTTGGTAAATAATGCCAAACTTATTAGATACTATTATTAATACTAATCTCACTACTATCAATGATAGTAGTGAGGTTGAACAACCTAGTGAACGTAATGTTAGGGAACCTCATTCTCAATTAAGGTTAAACAATGCTCTAGTTGCAAAGGTATTAGAGGATATAATCGTTGAGCATTGTTCTAATTATAACAATGAACAATCACAAGCCTTAATGAATGACGTTCAAAGTGCATTACATCAAGTTAGAATATCAATCCTAAGATAACACAATAAAAGGCTTACATTAATTTGTAAGCCTTTTTTCTTTTACAATTCCCCACATAACAACCTAATTAATAAAGTATTAGACTTCATTAAATTATTTTATGCTTATCTACGGCTCTTAAAATCGGTCGTTATTAAATAAAACAATACAATTCCCACATAAAAATTAGGTTACGCAAACAGGTTTACCTGTATCAAGTTTTATTTTCCCCGCGGGCGCCGACGCTTAAAAAGAGGCTCTCAACCTGTTCCAAACACAATATCTAGTATGTTTTTGTATTCCCACGCACAAGATATAGGTTCTTGCGACAACGACAGCCTACGGCAAGATCAATACATACATATATTTGCATTTTCTTACGAGCTAGATTATAGTGTTTTGTATGTCAATTAATAATTTGACCACAGACAAATTGAGGCTCGAAGTAGAGAGGCTCTTGATAAAAAACATAAAACTGTGCCAAGACAATTTTTTATATTTTGTAAAAGAGATGTGGCCCGATTTTATATATCGTAAAACCAAACTAAGGGATAACTGGGGTCATCACCAAATAATAGCAAATGAGTTTACTAAAGTAGCTTCAGATAAAAAAGGGAGGCTCATAATAAATATGCCTCCTAGACATACTAAATCAGAATTTGCTTCAATCTATTTTCCAGCATGGATGATAGGGAAGTTTCCTAAAATGAAAATTATGCAAGTATCACATAACACAGAACTTGCAGTACGATTTGGTTCTAAGGTTCGAAACATTGTAGGCTCACCTGAATACAAACAAATCTTTGGTGACGTTAGATTGCGAGAAGATTCAAAAGCCAAAGGTAGATGGGAGACTAATCAAGGTGGTGAATATTACGCAGCTGGCGTCGGGGCGTCCATCACGGGTCGTGGTGCGGACTTACTGATTATTGATGATCCACACACGGAACAAGACTCTTTATCTGACATGGCGATGGAACGTGCTTATGAATGGTATGCTTCAGGTCCAAGACAGCGTTTACAACCTGGAGGCTCAATTTTACTTGTGATGACGAGATGGGCAGAAGATGATTTAACCGGTCGTTTATTGAAGGCTCAAACTGAACCGAAAGCAGATTCTTGGCGTCAAATTTCATTCCCAGCGATCCTCGGCTCAGGGAACCCAGTCTGGCCTGAGTACTGGAACTTAGAAGAATTAGAAAAGATCAAAGCATCATTACCGATACGAAACTGGTCTGCTCAGTATATGCAGAACCCTACCAGTGAGGAAGGTGCAATTTTAAAACGAGAATGGTGGCGACCTTGGAAAGGACCCATACCAAATTTGATGCATGTGATACAAAGTTATGATACAGCGTTCAGTAAGAAAGAGACAGCTGACTATTCAGCCATAACAACTTGGGGTGTATTTTTTCCAGAAGAAGGTGGGGGACCCAATATAATTTTACTTGATGCTTTACGAGGTAAGTATGATTTTCCAGAATTAAAAGCAGTCGCTTTAGATGCAAATAAATATTGGGAACCCGAAAGTATTATCATAGAGCAGAAAGCTAGTGGTGAACCTTTGACTCAGGAGTTTAGAAGAATGGGTATACCCGTCATACCTTTCGTGCCAAGTAAGGGTAATGATAAACATACACGTGTTAATGCGACCTCTCCTATATTTGAAAGTGGTGCTGTATGGTATCCGTATGGTGAACATTTTGCAGAGGAAGTTATTGAAGAGTGTGCTGCATTTCCAAATGGTGCAAATGACGATTATGTTGATTCAACAACTCAAGCGTTACTAAGGTATCGCCAAGGCAACTTTGTTGAGTTATACTCAGATTATGTAGATAACGAGGATAGACCTCCTAAGGAATATAGATATTATGGATGAAGAGAATCAAGAATCGGGTGGTCCAGGTATATTTGGTGTACTTGGTGGAATCGGGGCAGCTGCTCTAGCATTACCTAAAGCAAGAAGAAAAATAGTAAAAGGCATTGGTGAGTTTTTTAGAGATGACGATAAAAAATTTAAAACCAGTGTAGATAGATTTGCGTCAAAAGCAGAGGCTCAAAAAGCTGAAAACATATCTCAAGAAGTGTCAAAAGATTATCCTGATTTGTATAAAGCTAATGAAGCAGCAATAAAAGAACAGCAAGAGTTAGAAGACATTAGAAAAGCTGTACTAAAAAAACCTTTAAGTTTTGGTGGTAAGATTGACGATCCACAACATAATTACACAGATCAACGTGACGCTATACGTTTACCTGATTATAATTTTGGTTCAACACTTTATGACTTTGTAGCATTACATCCGTCTAAAAAACCACTTACAGCACAACAGTGGTTGAGTGAATTTAAGAATCCACAAAGAATGGCAGACCTAAGATATAAAACACCTGGCTTTGAAAACATAAAAGCGGGAGTTACAAGACAAGAATTAAGTGATGCTAACATTGCTGAGTTTGATGACAGTGGTAAATTGATTGGTGGTATTCTTAAATCAGCAGAAGACTCTAATGTTAAGGTGGGTAAAAAGATGTTACTAGATATGGCGTATGATACACCAGGTGCACGTTTACAAGTTACTGAGTATGGTTTACCTATTAAGACAGTTAAAAAGGTAGACGCTTTTTTAGATAAGGCAGAAGAAAGCTTAGCTCATGAAGTACAAGTTGGGTATAAAAAAATTAGAAACGTGCTCAATAAAGAAGCTGGTAATGTTTTAGAAACAGACCAAAGGGCTAAAACTAAAAAAAACTTGGACTCAGTTTTAACAACGCAGTATGATCCTCTTGTGGAGATGGCCGCAAATAATCTCGCAAGACTTAAAATGCAATTTACAAGAGCTGATGCAATGGGCTTAGAGGGAGCAAAAGCTCTTAATGTAAATGCCAATATAATGCGACAGTTAAAAGAAATAGAATTTCAAACAAGTATTTTTGATATGTTTAAAAATAATTTTGCTAGAGAAAATATTCCAAAAACAAAAGCTGCCGTCGAAACATTTCAACAGACAGTGCCTAACAAAGCAAAAGAAGATTTAAGAGCTATGATGGGTGACATAGCTAGAGATTATGAAAAATTAAAGGGGAGTGCTATTAGAAGTGGTAATACTTCATACGGACAGCATGATGAATACAGATTAAAAGGGCCTGAGACCTATCAAGAATTAATTGTAAATTTAAAACCAAAACCAGGAAGTTACAAAGGAAAAAGACCACGAACGACAAAACACTATGGTCGAGATGCGCAGGCAGACGATCAGTTATATTTTGTTCGTTATGGCGTTCGTTCTGATTTTTACAATCCTGATATAATCAGAAGCCGCCGAACCCTTTCAACATTAACTTTCAAGAAAAACTTGTAGAAGAAAGAATCAAGGAAATCCTACCACGGGCCAGGGAACTTTCTAATAAGGGTGTAAACATGACACCAAAAGAAAGACAAGAATTACGAGAAATAAATAATTCTGCTGCCACCTTGTACAGATCGACAAGAAAAAAAGGAAATGCAGGTAGTTATTTTGATCAAGCTGGAACTAATTTTCAACCTTTGCAGGACAGTTCTGATTATGCTGAGCACGCTATAAAGGTGTTAATAAAAAAAGCGATCAGAGATGATTTAGATTTTGTATCTGTAAATACTGTAGATGTTCAACATACTTTTAAACATCCAAATGCTGGTAAAAAAGGTATGGAAAATTTTTACGGAAGACAATCAGGTAGAAGTGTTGCACAAAAAGAGGCAATTTTAGAAGGTAAAAAAGTACCTCCTTTACCAGAGGGTGAGCTTGTAAAAGCAATGAAAAATATTGCCAAACAATATAATGGTCGTGTTGATAAAAGAATGGTTGCAAAAAGCGACCCTAGTAAACCATTTAAGGTTATTAGAACTTTGACTGATAGAAGTATAAGTAATGCAGAACCTGGACAAAAACCAATTCAATTTGATGAACACATTGCAGCCTTTAAATCAAAAGCTGAGGTTGATGCATTTTCTCAAGATTTGCGAGGTGAGGGTTTAAAAATAACGAAGATAGAAGGCAATGATCCTAAAAATTATTATGAAATACCAACTCTTGTAATCACACCAGAAATGAAAACAAAACCTTTTAAAATATATAAGAGAGAAGGTGGACTAGTCGTAGACTTGTTTAAATGGTAATATAACGAATGGCAAAAAAAAGAAAAACATTTGAAGAAAGATTTAGCCTAGACGATATGATACTAGGAGCAGATTTTGAAGGTGCTTTTTTTGATGAACCTGAACCTGTTAAACTTAAACCTTCTGATTTAATCAGTGATATAAAAGCTAAAAACAAAGCTTTTAAAAAAGCTAACAGAAAAAGACGTATGTTTCCATTACCTGTAAGCGACATATCAGGAGATGTTATAAAGTTGGCTCCGTATCAAGTAATACCTGAAGCAATGAAAAAAGCTAGTAAAGGTGAGTTTGTTATGGTAAAAACAAAAATGGGTAGAAATAAAAAAACAAGGATTACATAATGGATGATGAAGATAATTTAGAACAACAGGTTGAACCTGTTGATGTCGAAATTGAAGAACCTACCGATGAAGTTGTAGAAGAACAAGCAGAAGTTAAAGAAGATTTTTATGCAAACTTAGCCGAAAATCTTGACGATAGAGTGTTAACATCTATGGCTCAGCAGCTAATTTCTGATTACAAAAAAGATAAAGAGTCTAGAGGCGATTGGGAAAAGGCATACACATCTGGATTAGATTTGTTAGGTTTTAAATATGAAGGTGAGGGTCAGCCTTTTAGAGGGGCTTCAAGTGTAACACACCCTTTACTTGCTGAATCTGTTACACAGTTTCAAGCACAAGCTTATAAAGAATTATTACCAAGTGATGGACCTGTAAAAACAATGGTTGTAGGAGATGCCACACCAGACAAAGTAGAACAAGCTCAAAGAGTAAAAGACTTTATGAATTACATGGTCACAGAGGTTATGGAGGAGTACACACCAGAGTTTGATCAAATGTTATTTTATCTACCTCTTGCAGGGTCTTCATTCAAAAAAGTTTATTACGATAATTTGATGCAACGTGCTGTAAGTAAATTTGTTCCAGCAGAAGATTTAGTTGTACCTTATTATGCATCTGATTTAAAAGACTGCGAAAGAATTACACATTGTGTAAAAATGAGTGAGAATGATTTACTTAAAAAAATAAGCACGGGTTTTTACAGAGATGTAAAAATTTATCCAACAGCTGCTGACGATAATGAAGTTCAAGATAAGTATGATGAATTAGAAGGGTTATCACCAACAAAAGATAAAGAATATCAGTACAACATTCTTGAAATGCATGTTGATATTGATTTAGAAGAATATGCAGTTGAAAATTCTGAAAAGAAAGTAAAGGTTCCTTACATTGTTACTATCGATGAAGGCTCACAAGAAGTTTTAAGCATATATCGTAATTATGCACCTGATGATCCTTTGTTCACGAGGCGTGAATACTTTGTACATTACAAGTTTTTGCCTGGTTTAGGGTTTTATGGCTTCGGTTTAATACACATGATTGGTGGTTTAAGTAAAACTGCAACAGCTGCCTTGAGACAATTGTTAGATGCAGGTACTTTAGCTAACTTACCAGCTGGTTTTAAGTCGCGCGGACTAAGAATTAGAGACGATGAACAACCATTTCAACCTGGTGAGTTCAGAGATGTTGATGCACCTGGTGGAAACATCAAAGATCAGTTCCAAATTTTGCCTTTCAAAGAGCCAAGTAACGTTTTAATGCAGCTTTTAGGCTTTGTTGTACAAGCAGGACAGCGTTTTGCCTCTATTGCAGACATGCAAATCGGTGAAGATTCACAAAATCGTGCAGTTGGAACTACTTTAGCCCTTATGGAACGTGGTTCTAGGGTTATGAGTGCTATTCACAAGCGTTGTTACTACTCAATGCGACAAGAATTTAGACTTTTATCCAATGTTTTTGCCGAATATTTACCACCTGACTACCCATACGCTGTTTATGGTGCTGATAGAATGGTAAAAGCACTAGATTTTTCACCAGAAGTTGATGTTATACCAGTTGCAGATCCAAATTCTTTCTCAATGAGTCAAAGAGTAACGTTAGCATCACAACAATTACAAATTGCAAATGCTGCTCCACAATTACATAACATTAGAGAAGCATATAGACGTGTTTATGAGTCTTTAGGTACAAAAAAGATAGATGATTTACTTTTACCAGAGAAAAAACCAGAACCTATGGACCCTGGCGCAGAAAATTCATTAGCTTTACAAGCAAAACCACTTAAAGCGTTTTACTTTCAAAACCATGATGCTCATATTGCAGCTCATGCTGCATTTATACAATCAAGAATGGTGCAGGCTAACCCTTTAGTGTATTCAATATTACAAGCACACATATCTGAACATATTTCGTTCAAAGCAAGAGCACAAACTCTTCTATATATTAAAACAGAAAGACCTGATTTAGTTGAACTAGAGCAAACAGATCCACAAGCATATCTTGCTGAATCAGAATCTATCATAGCTAGAACGATTGCTGAACTTACACAACAATTAGTTATGGCTGAGCAGGGTACAGAAAAACCAGACCCTGTTGTTATGCTTAAAAACAGAGAACTGGATATTAAAGCTATGGATATGCAGAGAAAAGCTGCTGAGTTCCAACAACAAGAACAAAGAAAAACAGGTGAGTTTGACGATCGTATTGATCTTGATAGAATGAAAAGAGAAGATGCTGAAGTCGCATCACAAGAAAGAATAAGAGTGGCTGATGAAAAGCTTGAGTTAAATGCTTTTAAAGTTGGCTTAGAACAGGCAGGTAAAAATGAAGGGTCTTAGATTTTTAGATGGTTTTCTTATTCCCTTAATAACACAGGTGGATATGCAGACTAGAGTGCAAAGACAAAAACGTTTACAAGACGAAGCCAAGAAGAGTAAGCCAAAAAAAAATAGAGCTTTTGATTATCTTGGTCAAGAATATGGACCACCACCTGAAAAAGGACCACAGCCTCAGGGTATGAACGGAGGTAGATTAGTTGAACCTAAATTAAAAAAAAGAAAAAGGTACGGCAATCGCTCTGAAGTATCTAAAACAATAAAGACTGAAAAAGGTTTTACAAATGTTCCTTCTATGTATGGTGGTAAAGAGTATGATGAAGATTTTCTAACTGAAATGTATAAAGACACCAAAACAGATCCTGAGACAGGAAGAAGGGTCAAGACCTATGAAACACAAGGTGAGGCAGAGTTTGCTGCAAGTCGTAGATCAGACAGACTAGGAATGAAAACAGGAGAGTTTGCTGGCTGTCCGCACCGAGATAATGGAGTCAAGAGTGATATTAAAGGTATCTCTGATATTCAAGTCAAAGGTAAAAAGTTTGTAGGTGTCAGATAAACTTGAAAAATTAGTTAATATAATTATTGTTTTGTGTATTATAGAAATTATGATACATTCTGTGGAAGTAATAATTGATACACTACCATACATAAAATGATTATAAAAGGCGACTCTACAGAATACCATTTACTCACTAAACACATAGGTAAACTTAAAATAGACAGAGCCACTTTAACTTGTGAGATAGGTCTAAGAGAGGGTTTAGGTTCAAAGATAATTATGGATGCAATCAGAGAGCACAAACCACCTTTGTATAAGCATGTTGCTATTGATCCATACAATAATTTAAATTATCAACATTACGATAAATCAAAATCGTATACAGCTGATTATACAGAGGAGATGAAACAAAAAACTGTTTCTTACTTGTATCAAAATTATCAAGAATTTGATTTTTATCATATGACAGATGAATATTATTTTGAAACTATGAAAGAAGGTCATCAGTTTGCAGTAAATGGCAATTGCATGATATATGGTTTGTATAAAGTAGTACATCTTGATGGGCCGCATACAACACATGCGGTATTAGATGAGTTGAAGTTTTTTATTCCACGTATGGATGCAGAGGGTTTAATGATTATTGATGATTATAAACACCTTAAGATGGGTATTGTGGATATGCTCCTAAAGACTTATAATTTTAGTGTTGCTGAAGAAGGCGACAATAAAATTATTTATAAAAAGGAGATATAATGTTTCAAGCAATTATTGGTCCTGTCGCCAAGTTAGCTTCAACTTGGATTGAAGGACGTCAAAAAAAAGCTGAACTTAAATCAAAAGTTGAGTTAACAAAATTAGAAGCAACAAGAACAAGAATTGAGAAAGAAGGAACTTGGGACGAAAAACAAGCAGATGCAGCAGCGGATTCCTGGAAAGACGAGGCATGGACCCTAACTTTCATTTTTTTAATTTTTGCCTCCTTCGTGCCTGCACTACAGCCATATATGAAAGAGGGTTTTATTTTTCTTAAAAATGATTGTCCTGAATGGCTCAGTTGGGGTATTTTGGCTTCGATTGCAGGATCATTCGGGTTGAAGAGTATTGCCAAGTTCAAAAAATAGATTAAAATATGTTTAGTGGACTGCGGTCACGAGGACAACCAGCACTTTAATTTTAGGAGATAATTATGTGGTCTAAACCTGTAATTACAGAAATTTCTGTTGGTCTTGAGATTAACAGTTATGCCTGTGCTGAAAAATAAAGTGATGGGGACTTGAGTCCCCTCACTATTTAGGAGAGTGATATGTTATTAACTAAAAAATTAATTAAATTTAACAATCTTATTGTGAAAATACCTTCTGCTACTAAAAGGGTTTGGGACTTATCTGAAAACAGATGGGGATACAAACTTGTCAGAGATATTTAAGATAAAAGATTGTAGTGGTTCAAAATTTCCAAGAAAAAGACGTATACTAGAGTATAAGTCACCAGTAATATGTTATGGTAAAAAGGTTTCACAAAGTCGAAATAGTAATTGCAAAAAAGACAAAGAGAAGGTATAACAAAAAAGGACTTACACATAGAAAAAAACTTGGACCTAAGTCTCATTTAAGACATGCTTGATATCGATACAATACAAACAGTTCGGCATTATATTAAAAAAGAAATACAACAAACTAAAGACCATATTTGCTATGGTATAGACAAACTTGATCAACTACATTATGCTAAAGGCAAGCTCGCAGCATTAGAAGCTGTGCTTCAGGATCTAAAAGACCTGCAAAATAGAGAGGACGATGTAGATGACATTGATCAAACCTGATAACAAAATTGTTGTTC